CTTGATGGCATCGTTATTCACGCTGTCTAATCTGACTCCAAAGTCAAAGATATTGAGTGTTGAATAAACTCGTTTCCATCGTTTGCCACCAGCCGTCACAATCACCGTGCCGGCATTGTCTACGGTAGTTGTATCTGCAAAATCCGCATAAAACATCCCTCCACCAAGGTTCTTACCGGCGTGGTAGGATTTAACCAAAATACGTTGCTGGTCTTCTGTTGGCTCGATGGTGCGTAGTTGGGCAATAGATTCACATTGACCGATGAACTTAAATCCGTCAGGAGAATTAAGTAAATCCTGAGTAGAAATGCAATCCCACTTCCCGAAGTAATTTTCGGAATTGAAATCAGTTGTATTGTTGTCTATCAAGCTAATAAATAGCTTTCCTTTATCATTGCTAATTAATAGTGAACCTTTTGGATATCCTCCTATAGCATTACAAAAGTCCATTTCAAATGGATAAAGGCAACCTTTATTAAGGTGGACAATATGTGTCGATAACTCATATAACACTCCGTTCATATCCTTACCCGAAGGTGCTTTTCCTCCTTCATGAATAGGCTTCATAGTTACATCCGGGAAACCATCTTCGTAAGTCGCCGTGGCGGATGTAACTCCTGAACCTTCTCGATTCAGTGGTATTTCATTTTTTAATCCCTTTTCAGCCCAAGGATGCGTGAGTAGCTTTAAGTTTTCCATGATTTCTCCAACAAAAAACCGTTTATGGAATAAGAACCATAAACGGTTAAGTTAATGAATAATTTAATTTGTTTAGTTTTTATCGCCAATATAAAAAGCAGCTTGCCCGAATGGAGCTAACTCATTTTCATTAAATCCCCAAGTATATAATTGCTCTGGCTCATAAAAGTCACAAAGCACACCGGTTGGACGAGGTAGTAATGTCATAACTATTGCCTTTTCTACATCCAGCAGTTTGAATTCAAAAACATACCTAGCCGTCATTGTTCCCGACTTAACAAAGTAAGCTCGACCTCTTTCTTTAAATAGTATCTGCAGGATCTTATTGATATTCGGTGCTGTTGCATACACAATATTCGTCATTGCTTTAACAAAAAGCATTGACTTATACATTGCATCATTCATCCTGTAGCTAGTTGGGTTAACTTTATCCTTTAGCTCAGTCGAGGCTATACTGGAACCTTGAAAGGTAGTTTGGTCATTAATTTCTACAAAACGAGATAACCCAAGCACCACTCCCCAAAAGTCAAGTCCAACACCTTCAGCAGTATCAATGTCCCAATAAATATTATAGAACTGCCTGAAGCAATCTTTTGTCTCAAGATATTCATCAGCAAATTGAATGATACGGTTCATAATTGGACTGTTTGCATACTGACTAATGATTGTTTTTTGTAGATGAGGTTTATTCATTCTTCCACCAAAATTATATTTTCCGAAAAAAGAATGGGGTATTGATCTATCCCCAGCTGAACCTTATTCTCAAAATTAACACCATCACTACTTACTTCAACATCAAGCAAGTAATCCTTAGGAAAAGATTTAATGATCGAAGAAACGTAATTCATTGCATAAAAAATTCTACCAATCTTGCGATGAGAAGATTGATCAAATTGCATTTTAATTGCTTCTTTCATCTCATTGAGATAATCGCCAACCAGCCCAGACTTAATTTTTACCCTAAAGAAAATTGGCGTATCCAAAGGTCTCATGAAATTGATGTAATATGTTGGCTTAGGAGTAACGTAAGTATCATCAGTGACTACTATTTCAGTATTACCATTAAAGTCACATCCATTACCAGAATATAACCATATCATTTTTGCAATATCTAAATCATTTCCTCCTCTTACAGCAACATAAACACTATGAGGTTTTATAGGATATCCAGTTGCTCCATGTTTTACTGTTTTGTTTGTAGGATTATCAATAACATAGCAATCAATCACTCCTTCTAATTTCATTACATTAGCATGCACAGCAGATGGCATACCTTGAGCATTCATAGCTACGCTTTCTCTATATCGTTCCGCAAAATCCTGTCTGCTTTCCCGTTCTGTACCAACAACCGCATCTTGTGGGTTGGTAACACGGTCTAGCCCGATAATCGATTGATGAATTTTTGTGATCGTATTAGCTTTTGCACCATAAACACCGTTAGCAATAACACGTCCTTCCACAGTGCCGTTTTCTAATATGCTGATCTCTTCATCTAATATCCATTCATTATTGGTGGTATCTTTGATAACTAACCCTTTTGGAATAGTTACACCCGGTAAACCAACAAATTGACAGGTGGCAAAAGAGTTCACTCGCCCTTTTCGTTTTACGAAATAAATTTTAGCAATAGCATCTTGCATAATGCCGTCGGAATAAGTCGGATCAAGATTATTCACTAGCCACGCAATTTGATTATTTTTATCAGCAATAATCGCAGCTATCGAGCTGGCAAGTTGTCCCTGTGGTGTTTCTAAGTTTTGGCTTAGTCCACCACCAAATGCCGCATTAAAGTCCGCCAGCACACCGTTTAGAATTTCTTGTTCGCTCGGTAAAATTAAGCCTTGCGGTGTAAACTGAATTGATGGCACATTCGTCTGTATCGTCATAGTTTCACGCTCATCTGTCTATTTTGTTCATCGGTAAAAGTCACAGAGCCGGTCACTTCCCGACTGGCTCCGCTTTCAATATTTGCTTTGGCAGAAACCACTCCTTTAACTCTGAGGGCTGCTTGCTCTAAGCGATATTGATATAATGCTAGAGATTGCTTCTTCCCAAGTGTTTCATCAAAATAAGGAATCCCTTTCTCCGTGTCATAATACAACTCGCCTTTAAACAGCTTTATGGCACTTGCCACATCTTGAGCTTTAGCATAAGGATCTTTTGCATAAGCGATATTCCCCTCATCATCAAGGCATAAATCCCACCTTTGCGGGTGTAAAAATAACGTTGTCATACATTACCCCGTTTTCCGGTCAGGTTGTGGCCCACCATTGTGCGTGTGCGTATCATAAACCTGTCGCATATTTTTCATTGATTTACCTCCTGATTTGGCATTATCGGTAATATCTCCGGCAGCGTTTACTGTTGAGGTAGTTTCAACAGGGGCATCTAATTTGATTGATGTGCCTTTTAGCAAAATTTCACCGGTAGAAACCAACTCAATGCCCGAATCTTTGAAAAAGAGATATTGGCTCGGCACACCGTTAAGAAAACCGCCAAAATACAAGTCATCTGCATAATCAAATTTTCGTCTGCTTTGTGGGGTCGAGGGGGCTTTGTTCACTTTCACTGAGGAAATATCACGACTGCAAAAACCACACATTCCAATATCGCCTACTTCCGGATCGATAATAACCGCATTGCTGCCACCCTGAAGTCTAAAATAAGGGATATTGTGGATTACACCGTGTGCATACGCTTTGCCACTACCGTCGAGTTGTGCCACCATTGGTTGCACATCTACCGTGCCGACCGGTCCGATGCCGGTTGCATTTACCGCAATCACTTGCACTAATGTCACTGTTTGAATTCGATTCACAATGCCGGAAATAATAAATTCAAATTCGCCTGTGCCACCTAAAACTTGATCGGGCTTTAGTAAACCTAAATTATTTGACAATTTTCACACCTCCGGGGTAAATGGCATCGACTTCTGATAACCAACGCCCTCCTGATACTTCACTTTCTAAATAATGGCTTAATCCAACAACCAGCCATTTGCCATTACAAATTTCAACTAAACTGTCTTTAATTTCCACAAGCCCTTGGAAGCGTATAACAGGATCAAATAAACATTGAAACCTTGTGCCGGTAATGGTTGGGGTTGGATATCCAATTAATCCGCTACTCGGCGAAATAACGGGAACGAAAATATCTCTTGCATGACCTTGCGGCGTGATAGCAATCGTATTAAATTCCACGACCGCTTTTGCATTGATGGCATCACATAATTTAAAAACTTGATCTAAAGCGGTTTCAGGCAAGTAAGGGTTGCTCACTTTCTCTGTTACACCATTATTCTCAAATCGCATACTCATTTTTTGGCAAATTTGAGCGACCGCTGAAGCCACATCAACTTCACCGTTAAAACTTAATGGCGGAACCGGTCTAATTTTGTGTTGTAAAGCTGATGTACTATCAATCGTTAAGATCACCTCAGGGCTTGAACCATAATTCGGATAGGCATATTGAATAACGCCCTCATAAACCAATATATAGCTTTCTCCCCCATCTTGGCTTGCCTCTACTCTGACGTAATTCAGCTTAGCGTCATCAGTATTCCAGCGGATTTTCGCCAATTTATTCATTACCTTTTGACCAAGCCCGTATATCATTAGCTTTGCACTCGGCATTGGTGCACCGTGTCCGCTTTGGATTGTGACACTCGCCCTCAATCCCTTAACAATCACCGTATTATTTTCATCTTTGTCAAAATGCGGATCTTGCTGTCCAAGCACAAAAGAAAACTTCAGCTTTTTCTTGGTAAAACTTGACATTACGCCCCCCAAAACAAGCGGTATCTTTTGCCTAATTCTTTGCAATGCGGAGCTTGCCGCCCTTGCATATCTTTAAAAAACAAAACGCCTTTCATCGGCAGGTAACCTACATCAATTAAAGGCGTTAAATCTTGACAAATTCGGTTATGCACCACCGCTACACCGTTGCATTTTATGCTGATATAAAGCTGTTCTTCCAAACGGGTATGCAAGGTGATTTCGAGTTCTTGTCCCTCAATTTGGCAGCGTACTCGTTGATTTGCCACCGCTTTAAGTGGAATATGATATAAGTCCAAAATCAACCTCCCATTCCAACGGCGTTCATCAAGCCATCTTTCAGTTTATCAATAACTGCACCGGCCCCCTCGGTTTTTAATGTTTCTTTCATATCACCGATCTTTTGTCCTATATCAAAAAGGACTGAAGTATTGCCGGCTTCAGTATTTACTTTCTCTGGCGTTACATTCCCTTGCTCTTGCACAGCTTCTGCCGATTCTGCTTTAGTTTTCGTGTATTCCACCTCTACCTCTCGAATTTCCTGCAGGTGTAAATTTACTTTAATCAACCTTGCACCGTCTCCGGCTTCACGCACATAGTCATAACCAACGATATTGCAGTTCGGGTAAATAGCTTCAGGAGTGATCACCATAAATAAATCAGTGCTGTTGGCAAAGGCATCGACAAGGGCTAAAAATGCTCCTCGTTCTTTCACACCACCACTGCCTTTTGTCATTACTACATTCACGGTATAAGGCTCGATCACTTTGTTGTAAGCGGCAAATGAGCCTTTTTCGAGTGGTGCGGTAGAAATCTTTGAACGACTCTGATATTTCACCGATTTCACATTATCAGCAAGTAAAAGGGGAATGCCGTTTTGATCGAACACTCCCCAATAATTGCCAAATAATAAATTGATACCCAACGCACCACCGAATTTTATTGCCGCATCGCCGATATTTTTCGGCAACCCCGGCACACTCGGTATGCCGACAGAACTCCAAGTCATAGTTTCTCCAATAAAAAACCGCACAAGCTATAAGCCTATACGGTTATATTCTGTAAATATTAGATACGCCGAAATCCACTTGCAGTTTCCTGCAAGCGGTCGGCTGATGTTATATGTTTAATTTAAAGTTCGATGAAATCTCGTAGGTAATCTTGGTCGTCTTGTGGAAGTTGTCCTAGTTGCGTGAGCAGTACGCCTCGCACTTTACGCACAAGAGCTGAACGCTCGCCAAAACTATCGCAGTAGCTTTTGAGGATTGCGACCAATTCTGATTTTCGGCTTTTGCTTAACTCTTCGCAGATTGCTCCAAGCTCTTTTATCATTTTGCCGACATCACGGTAGAAAATAGCTACTGGTAATACATCATTTATGCGGGCGGTGCTTGGTGCCGGCAAGCCTACGGTTTCAAATTCACTTGGCACTTGCTTAATCGGCATACCGGCAAGGTAAATCAACACATCACGCATTTGTTCGGGTTTGAGCTGGGTGTATTTGGCAACGTTGAATTTGGTTTTTAAGTGGTGGTAAACGTTGTTGTAGTCTCGTCCTGTGCGTTTAACGGCACGATTGACAGCCTCTTGCACTTGGCGTTGTTCGTGTTCGTTGATGTATGGGCTTGGCAATGTTTGTTCAATCTGTCTTTCCGATTTGCCAAAGTGCCAGTAGTTGTAAAGTGCTTCAAAACACTCTTCTTGGTAGCAGATCACTTTTTCTTTTAAATCTGCCCGCACTTTTTCGGGGTTAATGCTAAAGAGCCAGCCGTTGAGTTTTTTGATTGGCATACAAATCATCTTTTGTAATCCGCCATTTGTAGGCATAGAGATATCTCTACACCCGAATTTATTACCTGATTTACTGAGTTTTTGTTGTTGTCCGCCCCAATCTAATCCCATAGCTTCAACGATAGGTTTAACCGCAGTATAGATAACATCTTCGACTTTTAAAGTAATAAGATCTGAACCGTGAAAAGAAATAGTTTGAGTAGTAATTTGATTAGACATAAGTCTGCTCCTGTTTGTTTTTTCGAAGTTTAGTTTTCCCTATTCAATAGGGTGCCGAGAGGTTCGAAAACCGCAAACAGACGGTCGGGATTATTCCCCTTTCGGGTATTGTATTCTCCGCCCTCTCGACATTGAGCCTGTACAATCTTTTTCTAATGGCTGGAAAAAGATCGCAAAATTTAGACACAAAAAAACCGCTTGTCTGACGGGTGCGGATTGCCGCTGTTTGTTTAGGTTTCGACGCCTATGGGGAAATAGTACTACTCAAATTTTGGTTTGTAAAGCTATTTTATCATCTCAATCAACACATTTGCTAACGGTGTTACACATAAGGCAAAAACGCCCAACGCTATAAGTACGATTGAAATAGCTATCGCACCACGCATAATAGGACTTGCATTTGTTTCCATTTCTAACCCCTTTTTTAAGTGGATTTTTAACTTTGTTTTGCTATAATTGCTCATAATTTATTTAATCATTCCGTATTAATGGTTAAATGAAAAACCCCAAGAGTTTGCGGCTCTTGGGGTTTGTTTTTGGTAATAAAAAAGCCCATTTAACATAATGGGCTCTACTCTATAGTAGTTTTACTCGTTTTTTATGGTTTTCATTTTATTATGAAGCATATTTCTGAACTAGCTTTTTAAAATAAGGTAGTTCTTTTTTACAAAACTCAACTTTGCTTGGTGAAGATTTTAGAGCATTTATGAAATTTAAAGATGTTTCCTCTTGTAATTTATAAGCTACATTTTCAGGTAATTGAGGACAGCCATTACGAGTTGAGTATTCAGCAAAACTATCTCCATTTAAATTAGAATTAAATTCTCCCAGTTTCGCCTCAACAAGACAAATATCTTGAGCGTGTTTGTGATAAATCAGATCTTTTATTAGCTGATTGCATTGCTTGTCAGAGATTAGTTGTTTAGCTTTTACTTCTGACGCTGTTTTATTCCCTGAAGACCAAGCTATAAAATCTAATATCAAGAAAATTACAAATAGAGCCAAAAGAGCCTTGATTATGCTAGATAAACAACCCGAACGCTTAACCACCGCAGTTGCAGAAGCTGACGAAGATGAAGATGCTGAGTTTTGAATAATAAACGTAGGTTGTTGAGCTTGATATTTAGCTCCATTTAACAACTTATCTTTTTCTTTTTCAAATTCCAGTTCTGATAAAATACCTTTCTCTTTTAACGAAACAAGTTTGTCCAATTCATCAGCAATAGATATTTTATTATTTTCTTGGTTACTGCTACTTTGATTAGATTGTTTTTTAAATTTAAACATAATAGACCTCAAATTAACCGGATTATTCCACAAGCTGTGCATTACTATTTCTAAGTTCTAAATACTGCCCTTCTTTCACCGTGAGATATGTTGAATTTTTAAAAGTATCAACAGCAATTACAGAATCACGCTCAGAGCTAGAATAAATTGTAAAATAACCACGCTCTTTATTTGTGGTTGTTAATTTATACTCTCCTGCTGGAATATCTCGCCCGACACGATACATCCCTTCTTCATAAACCTGATTGGATACAGGTTCATTGCTCGAAGTATTTTCCTCTGCTTTATTATCAGTATCGCTATTTATGAAATCTATAAATTCCTTACAACGATTAGTCGATACTGTTTTGCCGCTAGGATCTTTAGCCTCTACCCCAACAGGGAGTTTATTATTTTCTTTTTCCCACACAACAAGATCGTATCTATATCCATTGTTTGATATCTGATACACCTTTTGAGTAACACCTTGCTCAACAGAAGAAGAAAGATTGATATTCCCTATTGGCTGTTCAAATGAAAATGTAATTTTATCCGTTTTAGCGCTAGCAACTTGATATTCAACCATATCCCCTTTGTTGATGAGACTAATGATATTATTCTTTTCTGTTAAACAAGAAAACAACATCTCATCAGCAAAAGCATTGGAAGAAAAAATTATAGGTAAAAGGATAAATGCTCTTTTCATTATGACAATCCCGTATTAAATTGCATCACATTCACTCGGTTTTGCACCCCATTAACAAAATCTTGAGCTGTTCCGCCAAGTGTTCCCGCTGTTGAGTTTATATGAATTCCCCCATTAAATGCAACTTCTGTTTTTTGGTTGTTGTTAATATTTTGCGGTTGAGACAAACTTTGCATTGTAGCAAAAGTGTGCTGATTAGCGTTTAGTGCATTTGCTACTGCATAGCCGCCAATTGGCGTATTCAAATTGATAGGCTTGCTCTGAATAGATTTACCTTGTTTAGCTAACTGAATCGCCTTTCGCCCTGTATTATAGTAATCAGATATTTTTGTTCCATTCCCATCTGAGCTATCTATACCTGAATTTGCAAAAGCTTTCGCTCCGCCAGCTCCTTTTAAGTGAGCTGCCATCAATAATCCAGCTTTATGCTCCGCAGAACCTTGATAAGTAGATCCTAAATATCCAACATTCTTATTCATAAGAGCTACGATTGCATTATCTTGAATAGCTTTATTGCTTAAGAAAGCTTCTCGACCACCTTTAATAGTCCAGTTGCTTGAATCTGCTAAAAATGCCTTGTGAACATCAGCATCAGAGCCATTAGATAATCCTTTACCGTGTTTTCTTACTGCTGCTCTATATTTTTCATCATCAATTAACCCTGCATCAACTAATGCGGCCGCACCAAACTGATATAATCCTAAATAGCCGTATTGATTTTCCGCCCTGAGGTTTCCACCACTTTCACGCTTCACCATTTGAGCAGCCAATGCCCCTGTTTCTTCTTGCGTAAGACCTTTAACAGATTGTTGCCCCTCAAAGACAAAATTTCCTTTACTAAATCCTTTCTTGCTATCCATCAGTTTGTTCTCATTACCGGTAGGACCAACCTCATCTGGGTCAAATCCGCCCCAAATATTCACAAATCGAACAAATCCATTTTCTACCCTTGTAATGGCGTTATCTGCAAAATTAACAACCTCATCGACTGCTTTCTCAGCATTCTTGGCAAAATTCCCTGTTACTTCTTTAAGAGCTTCTGAGCCTGTAATCTCGCCATTCCAATATTTTTTACCCGTATTGACAGCCTCTTCTATATTAGTAACGCCAGCGTCTATTATTCCACCGACACCTTTCAGTGCATCACCAACAATATTATCACCAACAAAATCTACTGCGGCATTAAACGCGTCTTTCCCTAACTCTTTTGCTGCGTCCCACGCTGCAACAAATTCTCCATCAAGTAATAGGTTGATGACATTTAATACTTTATCTAGTGCAGGAAGAAGCGAGTTATATATATCTTTCGCCACATTTTTGAAACCTGTTGCCAAGCTATCTATAGACATCTTCCCATCTTTGGTAAAGCCTTTAAGTTCTAGCCAAGACTTAGCAGCATTAACCGCGTCTTCCCAAGATTTATAACCGGTTAATAAATCGGCAAACGCATTTTTCAGGTTGCCAACGGTAAAATCTGCATCAAAAATCCACTTCTTAAATAATCCCCAGTTAAATAGCGAAGTACCTCCGTTCGCCCACTTTTCATAATCATCGTAGAGCAATCCAATAGCTGCTGCTAACCCCGCAACAATTAAAATCATTGGCAGGAATGGAGCAATAAACGCTAAAGCAGCACTTGCACCGCTAATAAGCATTGGGATTAGAGCAATAGAGATCGCCCCCGCAATTCCATAAAATACCCCCTTTACAAGGTTTTCATTTTTCTGCAAATATTCAAAAAACGCATTGGTTACATCGGCAATTTTGAGTAATACCGGCATTGCGGCATTGGCAATCATCAGCTTTAAACCTTCAAATTGCTGGTTTAAATAGGCAGTTGCTGCGGTCAGTTTGCGTGCGGTTTCTAAATCCTGTTGATTGGATTTGTAGATTTTAGCGGTTTTCTGCAAATGCTCTTCAAGACCTTGTCTGCCCTGCGCCAGCATTTCAAACGTACCTTCATCAATCCCCATTTGCTGGGCAATGCCAAAGGCTTTTACTCTATCCATTGAGCTGAATTTGTCTGCCAATTCCAGCATAATGTCTTCAAGTTTTTTGGCTTTTTGTGAGCCGTCTAATAGATTGATACCCAGTTGAGAAAAAAACTGAGTAACAGAGGCATCACCTTGTACAGTTAAACGGGTAAGACCGGCAGAAAGGTTATTCAGATAACCGGTAAGCCCCTGTGCAGAACCGCCTGAAAGCTCTGCTGCACCTCGCCAAGCTGCTAACGATTGGCTGGTCATTCCCAGGTTCTTAGATGTCATAGCCAATTCTTTGTTAGCTTTGGCTGTATCAAGCACAAGGCGGTCAAGTCCAACGCCAGCCAAAATCATTGTGCCTAATGCACCAATCGCTTTGGTAAAACCGCCAATCGCTTGCAGTAAGTTCTTAGCGACTTTTTCATTTTTCTTGATCTGCTTTTCCTGCTCTTGCAGGGCTTTAGTCGATTTTTTAGTGGATTTTTCGCCTTTACCCTGCTCAGTATTGAGCTTTTTAGTGCCTTTGGCGGCACTTTCAGCCGCTTTCCCGTGGTTGTCTAAGGCTTCGGTGTTTTTATTGACCGCTCCCTCTAAACGTTCCAATAGGGATAATAACGGCTTTGCTACTGCCGTAAAACTATCATTCGCCGCAATTTCTATCGCTAATGTATCAATAACTTCTGACATTATTTATTATCCCTATGGTTATAAGTATCCACGCTGAACACTTCAATTAGATCTAGAGCATCTTCCAGCCCATAAATAGTCTGTAATTCGTGCAAGGTTGCCAGCTTACTACTTACCACAACCCCAACAACCGAACTTACATTCACATACGCAACAGCATTGCTTTCTTTACTTACTCCGAGATCGGGGTAAGTTCGAGATCCAAAAAATCAATATGCAACGCAAACGCCTCTTTTCGCAATTTCCAAAGCGTTGTGATGTCACTCACATCACCAATCGCTAAATCAATCGGTCTGGTTGAGCCGCTATCCATCACGATTTCTACACAATCCAATAGTTCATCTAATAACGGTAAGGCTTTTTCTTCCGGAATTTGCTTAAAAGCCGCTAGTGCAACTCTTGCCATTCCCAACATTCCTTCCGAAGCTGGCGGAATACCTTCCATTCCACTCGCCAAGGCAAGTAATGCACGAGAAGCCCACTTGTCCGCTTTGGCAATCGGCATTTCCGTAATCAAAAACGTCGTGCCTGCATCTCGTCCCTTTTCAATCGTGATTTTTTTTTGTTTTTAAAGCCATTTTTTTATTCCTCTGAGGTGGTTAAATATCTAAGAACAGATCCATTTGCTGAATTTACCCTATATCTTTAAAATTCAAGTAACAGCTGTTCCATTCTATCTAGTCTCTCTATGCCAATTTCATAGGTATGCTTTTCTACTTTTCGTTTTTGCAACGCTCGCCCAGCCTCACTGCCACGCTTTTTTGATTCACTTTCATTTTCTTCTAAGTTTTCACGTTGTTGGCGGATGTCCTCCCATTTGGCAATGCCGGTTGTCCAATAATCCCATAGGACTTCGTAACACTCTGTTTGATAACGAATCAGCTTTTCTTTGATCTCGGGATTTACACGAGAAGGATTTACACCAAACAGCCAGCCATTAAGGTAATGTAACGGCAAACAAACTGCTTCTTGCTCACCACCATTTGAAGGTATTCGTATAACACGAATACCTTGTGAAAGTACTTCATTTCGTTGTAATCGCTCAAATTGAGCGTGCCAAACTAAACCGATATTTTCTGCCACCTGCTTCATTGGTACATATGGCTTATCATTTTGATTGATAACTAAAATGTCTGAACCAAAAAATTTTGCTTTTAATGCTTTCATTATTTTTTCCTTTTATGAATTTTGGATAATAAAAAACCCGACCATTTCTGATCGGGTTGTGAATTACCGCAACATTCCTACCTTATTACAGGCTCGTAAACTCACGATTTAAAGCTGTTTGGGAACATTAAAGGTTAAATATCTTCTGCACCGTTATTCACGACTTTGAATGAATAGGTCGCAGATTCAAGCAATTTCTTCGCATTCGTACCGCCCGGAATGTTCACTAAAAAGCCGGTTGCCGAATAGCGTTTGCCGATAGACGGAATTTCGCACGAGAATTCAAACGGCACAGTTTCTTGGTTGTTGTTGATATGGTTAATCACACCATCAAAAAAAGAACGGCTCGGGCTGTTGGCTTGAAGTTGAATATTTAAATCGACTTCATAAGGCGTAAATCCGCCTGATTGCACACCATCAACGCCGATCACGGTTTCGCCGATTGCACCTTGCCCGAAGTCAAAGGCATTATCGGCGGCGTATCCTTCCATTTTGACCCACGATTTGTTATAACCCTTTGCCCGCACAAGTAGAATGCTGTTTGCGGCGGTCAGAGTTTTATCAATATTTGTACGCATAATTTATTCGTTTCCTTTTTTTGCAAAAAAGCGGTCGAATTTGACCGCTTGTTACTGTTATTGAACGTTAATAGAAGCAAGGTTAATGGCGTGAACACTGCCGCCGTCGGTGTACCATAACTTCATCGGCATTGACTGGCGTTTACCTCGCACCTGTGCCGAAGTTTTGCCAATATAGAGTGAATAACCTTGTGCCTCAATTTGGGCGGCGGTATCCATTCCGGTGTCTTTATTGATTAAGGCTTTTTGCTGTTCGCTTAATGCCACACCAATTTGGATAGAGCCGAAATCTAACGCCTCTTGAATCGGATCTTGACAAGCCGCACGTTGTAAAGCCACGCCGAGAGCGTTATATGGCACAGACTTCGCCGAAGTAAGCAAGGTAATCAAGGCAAGTTGTAATTGGCTATTCAGGCGAATTTGATTGATGTAAGCGTCAATCCATTTCCATTTGCCGGCAATCTGACCCGGCGACAAGAACAAGAAGCGGTCGTTTGCGGTTGCCCAAGCTCCATAATAGTTGTAGCCGTTATCTTCCAAAATCTGTGCAACAGTGGCATCAGTTACATCGGCAGTTAAACCCGCTTGCCCTTTGAATTTATAAGTAATACGCCCTTGTCGTTCGGTAAAATCAATCGAGGCGGTTGCACCACACACAAAAGCGGCTTTATCTAGTCCGCCATAAATAGCAACTGTGCCGTTATAAGCAGATTCTTTTAACCACGCTCCGAAACAAGTGTTATTACCGGCTTGTACCGCACCGGCTTCTTTGCCCCAAGCAACATACAAGAAACGCTGATCTTGGTCGTTACTCCATTTCGCAAAGGCTTTTTTGTCGTCTAAACTTGGCTCAAATACGGTGGTAAATGTCGCCCAGTTTAAAGTGGATTTGATCACCTGCTGCATTGTTTCAGTCGGCGATGTTTCAGCACTACCTTGGGAAATAACCGCACCGACTGATTGCGATAAGCCTAACTTGTCTGCAACATCACCGGTTGCGAAAGTGATAGCAGATGATGAACCTGTGGTGCCGGATGAAATCTTGAATGATTGCAACTGCGGATCAAAAGAAACCGTTACATCGCCCAGTGCAGAAGAAATAGTTTCTGCCGCCTGCGAAAAACTTTTTGATGAACGGAGGTTAATTGACGAAGCGGTCTTCTCTACACCATCAATATTGATAGTAAGAGAGCCTGAAACCGTTTTCAATTCTTCCAATGACAACCCTTTTACTGAATTACCAACCAAGAAAGCCCCTTCTGCTGCCTCGTTGTAGGCAAAGAAAAACAGTGTGCCGGGTTTGATGGTTGAGTTGTCAAAGCCTTTAAAGTAAACTGCCGCCGCCTGATACTCTTCTGAGGCGAATCCGAAGTATTCCCCTACCGCATCAGCAGTCGCAAACGGTACGGCTTGAGCAGTCGGCAGATTTTGATTTTTGCTTAAAAACACGGCATTCATTGAGAGTGGCGAACCACCGGCACTTAATACCGCAGGACTGATATTCACAATCCGGGAAGCAGGAATAGATTGAAACATAGCTATGTTGTTCTCCTATAAAGAATGAATAGAAATTCTTGGGTTGGTAATAAAATCTTGTTCGTGAGTGATCACAGGGTTGTAGGTTAAATATGCCGTTACCATATATCTCTCCTCGTATTCGCTGGCTTCATTGGTAAACGGCAAATATTTCGGTTCGTCACAATGAAGCGGCTGGCAACGCTCCAATCGCTCACAGGCGTATAAATTCCGCCATAATGTGCAAAATTTCCGTGAAATTTCACCGCTTGTCTCGCCGTAAAAGTCAAGTTGCATCTGAATTTCAAGGCTCTGCATCACTTCTACATTGCCTTCATCAATGCTGTAATCATAAGCATTAGTGGATAAGGCTTGTTCGTGAATAATATTCATCAAAATAAACGGCGGATTTGGTAGCGGTGCGTTATTGCTATAGCCTCGAATAACCTGATCGCCCTCTAAATGAAAAAGCCCGAGCAAATAAGCCCGGACTTCTCGATAAATATCATTATGAGTGGTGTTTAAGGTTACTTCTGCCGCCATATCACCACCTTGCACCAGTTAGGAAAACTTTCGGCAACGGATTTAATCAGCCATTCTGATTCCGTTTTTTCGCCAAAAGCCTTAAACACTAATTTATCCGCTCCCTGTTGAGAAAGGCGGCGTAGGGCGTGAATCTGCCCTGAAATATAAACATTAAGCAACTGACCCTGTTGGGCGAGACTGTCAAAAAGCTGTAAATCATTGGTTGAAAGGCTTTGAGGCTGAATTTTGACGTTGATTTCATCAAACTTTGCCACTCTTTTGCCGGTGTCATCCGTTTCTGTTCCGGCATTGAGTTTCAATACTGCCGGAATATTCGGATTGACTGTGGTGATCGCACGATTTGCGATTTGGCGTAGGTTCATTGTTCATTTACCTATTTCTTTGGAAAAGCGAATTTATTCGTTTTTTCACTTGATTAGAAATTGATCTTGGGGTTATACTGTTTTTGCTTGAAGCTCCTGCATCAATACGAGCGGAATAGGATTGATGTTCAGTAGCGGTAGTCTTGCCATCCCCCTTGCTACCTGCATCTTCAAATAACTCAAAGGCAGTAATAATCCAAGCATTACTGCCTTTTGATTTTCTAAGAGATACTCGGCATTTCTCGTGGTCGATTTTAAGTGCCGTTACGTTTCCTTTCTCGAACTTATCAACAGTCTTCCCTTTAGCAATGGTTTCCACGACATTCTTTGTCAGCATTTTGGTAGCTTGTTCATAACTTAAATTATCTTTTCTCATACGAGATTCAATAATGTGAGATATACCCATAGCACCTTTGGTTTTCCCACTGGCTTTAATTTTTCCAGTATCACCCCACTCAAAATCAATCCAGCCAAGTTCGTTATGATACATTGCACGATGAACAGTTCTTTTTTCTGCGATTGCGGTATTCATCGCTGAGCGACCTCGCCCGATATTCGCTTTCACAGACTTCATTGCAGATTGTGAGCCACCTTTCCCAAACTGCCCGTTTGCCGCCCTCGGGTGTTTGCTTTCGTCCCACTCTTTGCTGTCAAATGACATTGCCAGCCATAAGCGATTAATCCGTTCAATGTGTGATTGTGTCAGTTGCACAACTACTCCTTATCTACAACAACATATGAGATGGATTCTGAAAGCAAGCCACTTGCAAAAAGAGGTTTGTCTGGGCGGTAATCTGATTTAGATTTATAACGCTTTTCTTTCGCTTTAATTGTACTCTCAGCTAATTTGGGTGTTTCTACTTTGCTTAGTGCCTCAAATACATCACCGGCGGCAACACTACCGACAAGCTCTAATGCCTCTTCTACAGAATGCCCTTGCTTTAATAGGTTTGAAATTTCTTTTTGCCACTTTTTCCTATTATTGGAGAAAGCAGGTCTAAAAAAAGGTCTCGGCTTAATGGTGATTGTATGAGCAGGAATAGTTACTTCTGTCGCAAAATTCGATTTTTTCTTGCTGACAAAGCGACTACCATTTTTCTGTGTCCATTCGCCATTTTTATCTATTTGTCGATAAATAGTCGCCTGTCTGGCAGGAACAGTAAATATTCCGCCGTACTCGTGAATCGCCGCAACATAAGCAACAGGCGTGCCATCATCATAGCGTTGATGTCCAACAATACCGACTTTAACCACCTTTTTATTTGCGTCTTTCACGGCTTTAATCCGTGCCTCCAACGCTGCTTTAAATTTTGCACTCACACAAACACCCCACCGACTTTCCGCACTGCTTTACGTTCCGGCAAACCGCCGATATAAAAACCACCTGCAGACCATTGTTTTAGCAACGCCCACAACTGCAAGCCATAGGGCGAACCGGCAAGCCAATGCTGCCAAGCGTTTTTAGTCGGCGGTGTTGCGAATGAAACGCTTACGCTACCCTCGGAAGCAGAAGCAACAATGCCACCACCGCTGCTATTTTGTTGTGCTGTGCCGTCTGCATTTATCACAACATTGTTGGTATGGAGTAAATGAGCGGTCATTAATCGCATTGCAATCTCTAACCGCTTGCCGTTTAATACCCAACTTGCTTTTAAATGTTCTTCCGCCACCTCCGCCCAAAGCTCGATTGTTGGATCGTCTAAATCATCAAATACAGGAAACATTGTGCGAAAGTCGGTGATGTTCATTGTTACTTACCTTTGTTGTTTTTTACTTTGGTGCCGGCATTCTCAGCTTGATAGTCAGACGGCGTAACCGGTGCATCTTTATTGTCTAACGACATATCCGCAGCCACTTTTTCAGCATCTTGTGCTTTGCCGTCTTCCTGCACCACAATAAAACCATTTTCTAAATGCTGTTTAAAAATCGGGTTTGCTTTGAGTTGTTTAAGTTCTTCTTCCGATACCGAAGTGATAATCCCTAATGGTGTGATTAAACGGTCATTCGCAATCCCTGTGCCACCTTTAACAATTACGCTACCTTGTGGCACTTTTAAGCCGTTTGCACCGTCTGAATAAATGGTATAAGCATTATCACAAGTTAAGGTTGAATAGATATAAGGCATTATGTTTCTCCTGTTTAGGTAATAAAAAACCGCTCATAAAGAGCGGTCGTTTTTTGTTGTTTTTTTGCATTAAATGCCGGAAGCTCGATAAACAGCATAAGGGCGTTTACACATTACACCGGCAGTTGCGTTGGTGTAATCTTCCTTCACCATTTTGCCTTCAGGGTAAGCACCGAGAGCCATAAACTGTGCCGGTACGGCTTGCACCCAAACACGATTATCATCGTCCGAGCTGTCGCCATAAACTTCTTCAGCGTAGAGATATAACACATCAACGCCACCATTCGCTTTTACTAATTGCGGAGCAGTTGCTACACGACAATTTGGGTAAGTGTCTTTTAACCACGAAGCTACGCTTACGCCCATATCAGACACAACACCAAGATATACATCCGCACCGGTTGGTAATGCTAATACCGTTGGCGTAGTTTTTGGCTCAATAATGCCGTTTGATTGGGCGGCTAATTGCGAAAACGCAATGGTGATGTCGTTAGTAATTTCTAAGAACGTCTTAGTTGCCCATTTTGTGCCACCTGCTTTGCCGGTTGCAACGGTGTTATATGGCAATAATGCCGGATCGTTTAAGAAACCGTAGGTGCGAGAGTTGCCATCGTTATAGCCGTAGAAACCGACTTTGTTACGCTCAATATGTAACGCATTGGTTGCCGCCACACGTTTTGCAGCTGCACTGTCTAAACGCATTGCACCGGCACGGGCAGATTCTAATTTACCTACCGCAATGCCTTGTTCAAAGCGAATTACGGTACGGCGTGCAAATTCTACGTTCCAGTTTGCTAACGGAATTGGCGTTAAGTCGCCGTATGGTACTGCATTGCCTGTGGCTTCTAACACACCTTGAACGACTTCTTCATCGTGCCACTCGCCCACGGTCGTCATACCGATTAACTCATCGATTTTACGGGGTGCAGTTGCAGCGTGAACAAAACCCGGTAGCCACGCTTGCAAGAATTGAATCGGTGCACCGGTGCTACCTGTAAATACTCCGCCTTGCACATCATCCATCGCCCAGGCTTGTGGCGCTTTATTTAAGTAGTCTTGGCTAAAGCCAATACCGATTTTTGCCAGTGCTGCAAACTCCTTAACATTTTCAGAGTCCATTGCAATCACCGGTTTCTGTGCCGCCATTTGAGTTGCAAAACGGCGACCGCTGATATGCCCTTTTTGAATTGATTTAGTCATCTATCATTTCCTTAATTTGTTAAACGAACTACGGTTAAACCGCCGCTACTATTGGTTACCGGATAGCGATAAATCACCGCATTCGGCACTAACTGTTTACCACCTAAATTGCCTTTATCTGCAACGGTAGAAAGTTCGCCGGTAGTCGCATCGTACACAACAAAATCGCCGATCTTACACGCAGATTTCACACGAACGACGACATCACCCATCGTAACGAAATCACCACGACTGTGATCTGGCAATGCTAATGTCGGCTCTAATGTGCCTTTTTCTGTACCGTGTAATGGGTATTCTTTGGAGTTTGCCAAAATACCTGCAAACACCCGACCACTTGCAATTTCACCGCCTACTTTTGCCTCATTGGTTGCAGCGTCTTTAGTGAAAGCGTAACCAATAATGTTTTTTTGTGAACCCTCTGAGTTCATTACAAGGCTTTCTGCACGCATTGGGGAATCAAGATGAATATCACCCGGTACACCAAAGCCCTGTTCAATATTGATTTTTTGTTGAAATGTCATTTCTACCTACCTTATTGATTGATTTGACCATCAAGGAATGATTTACCGCTTGCCGGTAAACCGTCCATTACACTCACTTGGTGCTGTTTATTTGCCGGCGTACGGTTTGCCATATAACCGGTAATCATCGCCATTTCTTGCCCTTTTGGGGCTTTTAAGCCTAATTTCGAGCAAGCATATTTAGCTACTGCATCGGCTGAGTCCATTGCTGATACATTAAACGACCCAGTAAATGCAGAGACTTTCTTATACAGAGCATCTCGTTCACCAATAGCTTTGATAGCACGACTGGTAATTTCCGCCGCATCCATTGCATTTGGTTCATTTGACTGCTTGTTGTCATCGTCCTTACCAGTTTCTTCCGGTGGCATATCGTCATCATCTTGACCGCTGCCACCTTCTAATTTCGCAATACGGGCATCTAAACGCTCGACTACATCAAGCAATTTGCTTAACACATCGCCTTCATCGTCTTGCCCCTCTTCATTAAATTCAGGTTCAGTCTCAGACTCTTGACTTGGCATTTCAGGCTCTTGCTCCTGCTCAGGCGTTGGCTCGTCATCTTCCGCACCACCTTCCGCCAATTCTGCGGCTTTGCTCAAAAGTGAGGAGGTTTCATTCATCTGTTTTGCTGCGTTTTCCAGCAATTCTTTTAATGTCATTTGTTTTTTCTCCATTATGGAATCACAAGTAAAAATAAACTGTTCGTGGTTTGGCTCAACATCACTGCTATCCATAACTCGAACATCTGCCCCCATTCTGCCTTTTTCGACTAAGGCTAAATGATTGCCCCTTAAATCCCGCTGGATATAGTCATATTTCTGCCCATTCCAAACACCGGGACTATGTTCATAACTGCACCGATAACCAAGAGAAAGCTCTTTCTTGCCGTTCTCGATTTGTCGGGCAAACCGTTCTGAAAACACCTTAATGTTTCCGAATAATATGCCGTTTTTAAAATAAACGTCTTCCCCAATTACCCCATTTACGCCTTTCTTTTCAGCCGGTGTCATTCCCATTTCCTCACCGCCTAACATCGTGTGTTCGTCCACCCACGGAATTAAGCGAAAGCTAGGGATTGACTTTTCCAACTCCTCAGCAGGGCGGTAAACAGGGTAAAGTTGGTTTAAATCCGGTGGTTGTGTGCCGTCAGGTAATCGAATTTGCGAACCCCGATAAAGAAAAACCCCCTCTTTGCTGAGGGGGTTGTCTTTCACTTCAAACCAACCGTTTGTGTCAATATCTTTTTTGTCTTGTGCGAGTGTCATTGTTTCATCCTTTGCAACAAAATATCTAAGCGTTCGGAGATTGAAAAACCATCAGTCGCATATTTCTTTAACCCTTCCGGCATTTCTTTACCTGCCGGTAAATACCATTTCTTCTTAAACTTATCCCATTTTGCACCAAGAGCTTTTGCCCCGTCTTTTTCGGCGTATGGGACATTTAAGTAAGTAGCATTAGATTTTTTTATTGTAGCTTCTGATTTAACATAATTACTCCCAGAAGCTGACGGATTACTGTTTGTTGATATTCCCCAAGAGCTTACCTGCTCCTCATTTACAATTTTCACAGGAGTTAACCCAGCAGGAAGAGCCGGAATGCTTTTACCTTTTTTCTTAGGTTGATTGTTCGCTTTTTCCTTTTCAACAATATTAGCAACACTATTTGCAATATAGGCACCTTGCTCTGTTAGTCCATAAATATGCCTATCAGGATCGACTGCTTTCATCAAACCTGCTTTGACATAATCATCAGCAACCTTATTTAAGCCTAATTGCCTTACATCAAAACTTTCTCTTTGCCACGCAAATGTTGCGATTTCATTAAATTTCTGAGCTGAATATCCACCTTGTTTGTTAATCTTTTGCAATGCTTTTGCAAAATTAACGGTATCAGTTTCACTTATTTTTGAAAAATCTCTTGCTCCTTCAGTATTTCGTTGATGGGAATAAATCTCTTTAATTTGAGCAGAGAAAGGTTTTGACTTTTCCACCCGTTCTACCTTTGCTTGAGTACGTGATAAAGCCTTAATTTTTTCTGCTATACTTAGTGGTTTAGATAAATTTTCTAACTCAGCAATTCTTTTATCAACCTTGCCTTTCAACTTCAGGTATTCTTGCTGTACGCTTTCATTGTTTAAAGTCGCTACGGCACTTCGAGAGATATTTTCTAACGTCTTAGATAAACTTCGTAGTTCAGGCACATCCGCACTCTTAATCTTTTCCTCAGTTTTACGAGTTACTGTCTGAACGTTCTTTTCAAGTTGTTTCTTTGTTTCTAATGTTTCTCGCTGTGGCGTTTTTGGCCCATTAAAACTCTTACGAATTTCGTTAATTTTCTCGCCTTTGAATTTGCCACCCATACCGGCAATGATTCGACCTTCGTCGTCAATTTTGACCGGTGAGCCTTTACCTTTTTCGCCGTTAGGCTTAACTGTGATCCATTTATCGTCCATTGCGACAACCGAAAACAGTCTTTCAATACGGTTTCTATGTGATTGTGTGATGTTAATCATTTTCTACCTCAAAATCGAAGACAGGCTTCATACTGCACGCACAATTTGGCAGATGACCGGGCAAACCATAAACCTTTTCGCCGTACATATCGCCAATATAAGGCGGGTCATCAAACGAAAATACCCGACCGCTTAGTTTAACGTGTAAGGCTCTCGGCTCACGCCCGCCGCCTGAATGTAGCCATTTAAACTTCTTCACGCCCATTTTCTGCAATTTATGGGCTTGAACGCTGTGATACACTTTGCGAGTTTGATCGAGTGCAACCAGTTCCGCTTTTCGCTCATTCCCTTTGTAGAGTTTTTGCAAAAACGGTTTTAATTCCGCAAAGCCTTTCCCCTTTGTTGAAATCGAGTGTGTCAGCACCTTTTGTACATCGCCCAAGTATTTCTCGGGCAAGGTTTTTATTAGCGATACCGCTTCAAGCGTGCCGGATTGGGTAATTTCTTTCAGTCGCTCATCCATAAAATCAGGATTAACCGTCAAATCCTTACCGACCTCTTTCAAGCTCATTTTGATAGTTGCGGTTGAGTGCTTGAGAGTCTCTTGCACCATTCTAGCGGTTGTTTTTTTGGCTAAAATTGCAAAAATCGGATTGTATTTGCTTAAAAGCCTATTAAACAAAATCCGCAACTGTGCCACAATCGAGCCGTTTTTCGGCAAGTCGTCATCTTCCGCATAAGCCTCAAAGCAAGCCTGAATACCGTTTAACGCCTCTTTGTGCATTGCACGCATTAACCGCTTAATGCTTTTGGCATAACGCTCGCCGGTTGCAGCATTGGCTATTAGTGGCTTGCCTTCAATCTGCGTGTTGTTCTGGTGCATTTTGCAGTTGCTCCACATTGACCGAATTAAGTAATGCGATTTCTTCTTCAGTTAAATCTAAATCTTCGCTGACATTGCCTAAATCATTAAAACCGGCTTCACGGTCTTTTACTAATACCGTTCGAGCATCAGCACCATCAATTACACCAGCCATAATGAGCGTAGAGTAAGTATCGGCTTTCAGCTTATTCAACTCTGCAAGCTCTTTCGCTGTTGGAGAATCGACCGGTCTCCAGTTAATTGTGGTATCTTCTACCTCATCGCCAAATGATTTCATCACTAGCTGATGATGACGTTCTACAAACTCGGTCAAATCGTGTTCCTGAATGCTCTCCAGCTCTTGATGGTAGTTTTTCGCCTCTTCTGCACCTGTAGAAAATCCTTTCGGTGACGTGCCAAGTAATTTTGTTACCGGCACATTTGCAGCAGCGGCTACGATTTGGTAATTCGTCATAATGACTTCATCCAGATCGCTCAATGTCGTGTCGTACTGGCTAAATTGGTCATCATCTTTATCGCCTACTTTAATGCCGTAGTTATCACGAGTTGCAATCCACGCTTGGATTTTTTCACGATTGCCGTCAAAGTCCGCCATAAAAGCGTCCATATTAGTTTGCCATACGGTTGTGCGTTTTGAGGTAACTAATCCCAACGATTCATCGGTTGTTCGCTCCGCACTGTAAACCCGTTCCATAATCTTCTGCGGCGTTGAAATACCGCCATACATATAGACAGGCTTTAAAATATCCGGCACTTCATCATTGCGGAAAATCATCAAGTGCGAACGGTGGTATTTTTTACCGTTGATTTGCCAATAGGTCGGTTCGTAGAAATGCTGACTTGCCGGGTTATTCAACTCACCGCCGACCAAGATAGGCACACACCAGTAAGGATCGATTTGAATAATTCCCTTGTAGCTATTCGGCTCTACGCCGTCTAAATTAAACGGTTTTTCATAAAATTCAGGATCGCTTGACTCAATGTCAAACAATGCAATCCGCATACCAAACACACGCCCTAAGCGTACAAATTCTTCACAATGCCAGCGGATACGATATTTTTTATCAAAGCGTTGAAGTAGCTTGATTGTTTCGTCTGAGATTTCATCACCATTGATAGACACTACATCAAAACCGTTTCGGGTTGCATCTCGTGCCGGTACAGAACAAGCCTTACCAACAAGCCAGTTTTGCGACAAAACCGCACACATCTGATAGCCAATGAATGCCTTTGAAGCATACCAATCCGCCAGTGCCACACTAATTGCTTCGGGATTTCGCACCAACATCTTCAAGCGTGATTCACTATCGCCATCTTGACCGGCAGAAAGTGCGGTATTAATTTCATTATTTCTCTGAACGATATTCGCCAACACATCAAGAAACAATTTAGACGGCTGCCCACGATAGAATTTACCGTTAGCCCAATAGGATTTAGGCTCTTCTATTTCTTGTTTTGGCTCTTCTTTTTTAAACCAACCAAACATATTTCTCTCTGTAATAAAAAACCGCCTGTATTGCTACAAGCGGTTGGATTTCAATAAAATTTTGCAATTAACCAAAATATGAAGACCCTTTCGCCAACAGCTCTGCATAAGCACGAGAACAAGCGTCTATGCGGTCATCGTGATTGCCATTCGGGAATAATCTCATTTCATTGATCAATCCCTCATTCCACGCCCCTTTAAGCATTTTCACGTTACCTACATTCACTTGTGAGGCAAACGGCTCGGCTCGGGTGAGCTTGTCGCCACTCTCAGGGCTGGTTTTAACGGGATAGCCTTGTAGCATTCGGGTTAAATACAGGGCTTGAGTTTTCCCAGCTTGCCCCGGGTCTTGTGGTAAGCTAATACGCACACTTTTCCCGTCTAAGGCTGCCGTGTTGCGGATCATATTATCCCGTTCGTCCGGCCCTAAATCGCCGTGTGCAATATCTGCAATGATCAGCGAACCATCTTCGCATTTGCCGAGTTTAACACCGGCGGTCGGGTCTCCGCCCACCGTTGCCCCCAAGTCCCAGCCACGCACCCATTTGATTTTACCTACCGGCAACGCTTCAATGATCGGCATTTGCGTTGGCTTAAATACACCGCCGTCAAGTGGTGCCGGATGTTGCATATATTGACCGGCAAACATATAGGGAGCTGCTTGTTCCATTTGGCGAAGTTGCTCAATGCTGTGCTTCTCCGGCCATAATGCTGAACCGTCTTTCTGAATAGCAGGCAAACACAACAATTCCCACTCTTCACCGTTTCCGCCGTTTAATAACCAACCGGCTAAATCGTTCTCGTGCAGGCGTTGCATAATCACGATAATCGGCGTGTTTTCCGGACTGTTCTTACGGCTCTCAACGGTATTCTGAAACCAATCAATCACATTTTGCCGCATTACTTCGGAGCGAGCCTCATCAGCTTTATGCGGATCGTCTATCAGAATTGCTCCGCCAAAACCGGCTCGCTCTTTACCTGCACCAAAACCGGTTATCGTACCGCCTGCACCGGTGGCATAGAACGCGCCGCCTTGTGAGGTTGTCCAATGGTTTTTTGCTTCACTATCAAGTGTGACATTCGGGAAGATTTCTTGATAGGCTTCGTGTTGAATAAGTGAGCGGATATTTGAACTATTATTAACCGCAAGCGTAGATGAATAACTAGCGTGAATAAACTCGCAGTCCGGCACTTGTCCAAAGCACCACGCCACGAAATTCACAATCGCAATTTCTGTCTTTGAATAACGTGGTGGAATGTTGATGATTAACCGCTTACACTCGCCACGAAACACTCGCATTAACGCGGCACAAATCAATTCGTGATGTAGTGCTTGTAGCCATTGATAACCCCGCTTTTGCTGAAACATATAGCGAGTGAAAAAATAGAGATCGGTTCTTGCCAGTTCAGCCGCCACGATTTTTTGTGCTGCACTAAACTGAAACATAACTACACCTTTTCTAATAATTCTTTGGCAATCGCCCTAAATTCATCGTTGGATAGGTTGATGTTTTGGCTGGTAACAGTCCCTGAAACCTCTTGAATTTGCTTATCACGCCATTTATCAGGCTGCCTATTTTTGAGCCAAAAAATGGCTGATGTTGGATCTGGCGGATAATGCTTAATCAAAGGCGTTTCAACAATTTGATTATCAATCACTCGAATATCAATATCTGGAGCCTCATAGCCCAATGCTCTTTTATAAAGGCTGTTGGCTACATTCGCATCAGCTAATAACTTTCCTTTTTTTATGGACTCCAAGAATTCAGGATATTCAATTTTCCAGTTATTAATAGTAGATTCAGCCACTTCAAAAAAATCGGCTATATCTTTGTCCGTTGCGCCAAGCAGACATAATTTTTCAACTTGAGTAACGTACTCTGGTTTATATTTTGTAGGTTGACCACGTGACTTAGACGTGGATTTACCCTCGTCTTTTTTAGCCATTGGGTTAAATTCCTTTACTTCATTGCATTTAATAGATTAGCAAC